GGTGACGGAGGATCAGTACCTCTTCACGTTCGGGCAGGATCAGCGTCTTCCCGGCTTCGCGGTGTCCACCGGCACGACCGTCACGGACCGTCTGTGCGGCCTGCCCCCGGTCGTCATCGCTCCGGGTGGCGAGTTCCTGTTCACCCTCATCGCTCCGTCCGGTGCGGCCACCGCCTGGGACGGTGAGATCTCCATGGGCTACTGGGAGCGATGACTCGATGCCCGCGACCGTCACGCTGAGCACCACGACGCTCGCGACGGGCGTTTCGGCGTCGGAGACGAGCATCAAGGTCGCCTCGACCTCCGGGCTCACTCCCGGCACTCGGCTCTTTCTCGAAAAGGAGCTGATGGCGGTGGTGAGTCTGGAGGTCGACTCCTGGGTCAACGTGAGGCGCGGTGTGGACGGATCCCCCGCTCTGCCGCATGTCTCGGGGGCCACGATCTACATCGGGCGAGCGCACGACTTCTACGACCATGATCCTGTCGGGGCTCCGGCCTCGGCGATCGCCGTCAGTCCCCACATCAACGTGGTGAACGGGACGGTGTGGTTCGCACAAGGGAATCCGGACCCAGCGGCTCAGGCGCAGCGGTGGTGGCAGCAGCAAACGACGAGCTACGCGACGGGGCCGTTCGGGGTGCTCGTTCAGACGCCAAGTCCAACGTCGTCCACGTAGAGGAGAGAACAGAATGGACAATCCGCAGTTGGGCGGCGTCCTCGACCCGAGCCGGAACCTGTCGATGGGCGGCGAGGTCGAGTCCGCGAAGACCATCAAGAGCATCGGCGCCGCCCGGGTCGGCGGTATCGGGTACGGCACTGGCGCCGGCGGCTCGGTCACGCAGATCACGAGCCGCTCCACGGGCGTCACCGTGAACGCACTGTGCGGGGCGATCACCACAGACGACACCTCGCTCGCGGCGGAGGCGTCGGCGGTGTTCACCGTGACGAACTCGGCGGTGGAGATCGGTGACGTGGTGGCGGTTTCTCAGCGTTCCGGGTCGGATGGCGGAAACACGGCGGTCAACGTGACGACCGTGGCGGCCGGTTCGTTCGCCATCCGCACGTCGAACAACAACGCCGCTGGCGGTACGGCGGAGACCGGCGCCATCGTCATCAACTTTGCAGTGATCAAGGCCGTTTCGCTCTAAGGGGGGCTGAGTGGACATTCCCTACATCCGAATCGGCGGCCGTCTCGTCTCGACCGACAGCGAAGAGGGCAAGGAGTACCTGAAGTGGGAGCGGAAGCCGGACTACAACCCCAACGCCCCGGAGAACCAGTTCCCCAAGATGCTCTACCAGGCCCACAAGCGGCCTGACGGCGTCGTCTCGGTGAACGAGGTGACCGACATCCCGTTTGGTGGCGTCATGGGTGCCGCGGAGAACTTCAACCGCCAGTGCCAGAGGATCGTCAAGAGCGCGCAGGAGATGCAGGCGGCGTTCGAGGGCGGCTGGCATGCCACGCAGGGCGAAGCACTCGAGGCCTTCGAGCGCAGGGAGCGGCTCCAGGCTGATGCGGCTGCCCACCGGGCCCACGAGGATCGCAACATGAGCGAGCTGGCGAAGGCCGAGGCGAAGGTTGCCGAGGACGCGACTCCGGAGCACGTCGCCGAGGTCCCCGAGGCACGCCGAGTGAAGCGCACCTACAAGCGGAGGAATGCGCCTGCTGCGGCGTAGGGCATGGCGGAGGTCCGCGACATTGTCACCGCGGCACTGCGAGAGCTGGGGGTACTGGCGAGCGGCGAGGTAGCGACCGCCGACGAAGCCAACTCCGGGCTCGAGGAACTCAACCGCCTCGTCGATCAGTGGGCCGGCGAACGCCTGCTGATCTACCGCGTCACCCGAACCACTTGGACGCTCGTATCGGCGACGCAGGTCTATACCGTAGGGACCGGCGGGACGGTGAACGTGGTGAGGCCGGTCTATCTCGACCACGTCAACTTCATCGATACGAGCACCAGCCCGGACACCGAGTACAAGCTGACTCCGCTCACGGATGACGCCTGGGCCGCCATCGCTCAGAAGGCGCTCACCGGCACGCTCCCCACGAACTGGCACTACAACCCGACATTCCCTACCGGGACGCTGTCGCTGTGGCCGGTGCCGACGAGTTCCACGCTGCAGGGGGCGCTCTACGCCCCGCAGCAGGTATCCGAGTTCGCCAGCTTGGACGAGGTCATCTCGCTGCCCCCGGGCTACCGGCGGATGCTGGTCAAGAACCTGGCCCGGGATCTGGCACCGTCCTATGACCGACCGGTGCATCCCGAGCTCAAAGAAGAGGCGATCGAGTCGAAGGCGACGGTGAAGCGGAACAACCGGCGCCTCTCGGATCTGTCGTTCGACGCCGCAGTGCTTGGCGGTAGCGGCTTCTTCGACATCTATACCGGGCGATGAGGTAGTGGATTTCAAGGGGTTCATCGGTGGCAGCTACGAAAGCCGCGCGTTCACGGCCGATCAGGAGCACACCGTCAACTGGATCGTGGAGGACCTGAAGTCCCCCGGGGCCACATCCAAACGGGCCTTCATGCCGACGCCCGGTGTCGAAGTCATCGCTGACGTGGCGTCGCATGCGTTTGGGGGTCCCGGTCGGGCGCACTACGCCATCAATGGGCGCGAGTTTGCAGTCATCGGGGGCGGCTTCTTCGAGTTCGCCAGCGATGGAACCGTCATTGCGAGTTCGGGACTGTCCGGGGTAACGAACCAGGACAACGACGGGATACCCGCAACCATCAGTTGCAATGGTGACGGCGGCGGTCAGTTGTTCATCACAGCCAACGGAAACGGCTACACCTACGACCTGACCGTGGCTGGCGGTACGGCAGTTGCCAGGCAAACCGAGCTTGATGGCAAGGCCCACTTTGGTGGGCACCTCGACGGCTACTTCGTCGCGCTCGACACGAACACCTCAACCCTCTACGTCTCGGAGTTGTATGACGGGACGACATGGAACACGGGGACCGAGTTCGCGCAGCGATCGCTCGGCCCGGACAAGTGGAAGTCCATGGAGATCGCCGGCCGTGCGGTTTGGCTGTACGGAGAACTGACGAGCGAGGTTTGGTACAACACCGGGGACCGCTTCCCGCTATCCCCGCTCGCTAACCAGGTCATCCCGTACGGCACCACGGCTCCCCACTCCGCGAAGACTGTCGGGGGGGATGTGCTCTGGCTGTCCGCCTCCGTCGATGGCAAGGTGTGCGTACTCCGGGCCTCCGGAATGTCTCCCGAGGTGGTCTCCACCCCGGCGCTCGAAGCTGTGATGCAGTCCTACCTTGGTCGCGTGAGCGCGGTGGCGGATGGCTACACGGACGAGGGCCACTCGTTCTACATGCTCAACTTCGACGTGGACAACATCACGTGGTGCTATGACACCTCCACTGGGCTATGGCATCAACGTGGGACCTGGTCGCCGGAATCGAACCAGTACGTGAGCTTTCGGCCACGATTCCATGCCTACGCCTTCGGCGAACACCGGATGCTGGACACGTCGAATACGAAGCTGTATCGGGTGTCCTCTTCCCTGCAGCGAGACGTGGACGGGAGACTGATTCGCAGGCTTCGGCGTGCCCCGGCGATCTCGAACGAGAACCGGCGAGTCTTCTACTCCGAGCTTGAACTCGACCTACAGCCCGGCGTTGGAGAGAGCCGGTCGATTGTCGGCTTTACGATGGAAGCCGAAGTCGGCTCGGTCACTGGCACAGTCTTCGATGATGGCGACCTCCCCGTAGAAGATGCGCAGATCACAGTCACGGTGGACGGCGTCGTCCTGCCGATAGAAACCACGACCGACGCGGACGGCGAATTCACGATCGGAGGACTGCCGGTTGGGACCGTTGTCATCTACGCAAACGGCAACGACGTAGACGGGACACCGATGTGTGGTAGCTCAGGTAGCATCGACAACGATCCCGTTGCGGACATCACGGACATTGAGCTCGGCATCACCAGGTGGATTCCCACGTGGTGCGCGGACACGACTGAGGTCGGTGCACCGTCACTTTTCGACGTGACGCTAGTTCCTGATGCTGTGGGGCTTTTGTGTGGTGCGGGGGTGGAATACTTCTGGTCGATTTGGAACAACAATACCAGCGAGGCTGCGCCAGCTGCGACGTCTACGGACCCATCGCCAACCTTCCTAGCATTTTTCTCGGAGGGTGGGATGGCCAAGCTTCGAGTGACTGATCCCACGACAGGTTGGACGCTCACGATTGGCCCATACGAGTACTTGTTAGGTCCGATTCAGTGTCCGTGAGAATCTGAATGCCCATCTCTGGCGTTGCACCGCTGACGATCGACTTCACAGACACCTCGAGTCCTGAGATCACATCGCGGCTCTGGATGTTCGGGGATGGTGCGACATCCACGAGCCAGAATCCTTCGCACACGTACACCACGGAGGGGACGTTCGTCGTGACGCTCCAGGCCACCGGGCCATCCGGGACTGTGACGTTCCAGGACCTCGTGACCGTGGGGTCGACCGTTTCGGAGTGGACGCAACCGGATCCGGCCTATGCGGAGTTTCCTGGGACCGATCCGAGGGTCATGCTGAGAATCAGCAACGACGCCGGGCGGACCTGGATCACGGAGCAATGGCGTTCTGCGGGAAGGGTCGGGGAGTATCACCGGCGGGTGCGCTGGAACCGCCTCGGCAGTGCGCGGCGGCGCGTCTTCGAGGTGAGCGTCACCGATCCAGTGCCGTGGCGGGTCACGGCGGCGTACCTGAAGGCGAACCAGAGTGAGTCCTGATGGCGATCAAGAAGTTCCTCGGCATCGGCCAGCCAGCGCCCCTCTCGAGCGCGGTCGTCAACCGCGTGACCGGAATGCTGTCGGGTGTCTGGCAGGAGTGGTTCCTGCGGATTCCGCAGACGCTCGACTCGATCCCGAACATCGTCAACGTGACGGAGCTCACGGGCCAGGGGGCGAGCATCACGGCGACGGACTTCTCGCTGGCCGTGCTGCCGGCGGGTCTCTACCGGGCGTCGTACTTGGCTCGGATCACGACGGCGGCGGGTGTCTCCAGCAGCCTGACGGTGGCTCTGGCCTGGACGGATGGCGGCGTGGCGAAGTCGCTGACGGGGGCGGCGATCACGGGGAACACGACGGCGACGTATCAGAGCGCGGACGTGCTGATTATGGTGGACGCGGGGACGGATGTCACCTACGCGACGACGTACGCATCGAACGCGGCAGGGGTCATGAAGTACGGGCTCGCGCTCACGCTGGAAAGGCTGAGGGCATGAAGACGCGGATTCTGAGGCCGGACGAGTGGGGCCGGGTTCCGATCAACGAGATGCCCTCTCTGCTGCCGTTCGTGGCCCCGCAGAACATCGCCATCATCGTGGTTGAGGATGACGCCGGGGAGATCATCGGCATGCTGTCGGCGCTGCGAGTGACGCATCTTGAGGGGCTCTGGGTGAAGCCGGAGTACCGCGGGCGGATGGTTGCGTGGGACCTCTACAGACAGGCGATGGCCCTAGCTGGCGTGCGTGACGAAAGCTGGGTGGTCGGCGGCGCCGCGGACGGTGACGAGACGATGGACGGCCTGATCCGGCGCTGTGGCGGGAATCCGCTGCCGCTGCGATTCTATTCGATGCCCGTAGGAGGACACTGACATGCCGGCTGCAGTCGTAGTTCCAGCCCTGATTACCGCCGCTGGCGCTGCCGGTGGCGCATATCTACAGTCTCGTGCGTCGAACAAGGCGACGGACGCCTCAAGCAGGGCGAATGCCGAGGCCCTGGCCTACACGAAGGAACAGGAGACGGCTCGGCGTGCCGACTACGCGCAGGCTCAGGAGGCGTATCAGCGCCAGTGGGAGGCGTGGAACGCACAGCGCATGGCCCTGCTCCAGCGGTACGGGGTGGACGTGTCCGGGATGCAGGCCCCGCAGACACAGCTGACGATGCCCCCGAATGCGCAATCGCTCATGGGTGGTGGTCGGATCGACCCACGCACAGCGAACGCGGTGGGCGCGGCTGCGCAGGGCGGTCAGACCGTGGCAGACATCCTCGGCCGGGGAGCCGATCCGAGCCAGTGGAACGACTGGAAGCAGTATGGCCTCCCATCGTAGTGAGCCCGTGGCCGGCGTCTGCTGCGTGTGCCGGAAGCCTGGCATGGTCACGAGGTGGTGTGGTATGTGCGGGCGCTGGATCGGTGACTGCTGCCGCTACAACGTCGCCAAGCGTGCAGCGGCTGCGATCAGGGCCCGTCGAGAGGCGAGGGTAGCCCATTGACACGCGAACAGGCGCAGGCCTACTACAACTCGATCCCGGCCGCCGAGAGGGCCGCCGTTGAGGCCTCCGGGGCGGACATCCTCGCGTGGGCAAACGCATCCGAGGCGGCTGGTGACCCGCGTGCGCTCTCTCATTCCGGCGCCTACCTGCAGGGCGGTGGCGACACCTACAGTGGCAAAGTTGCGACGGGGGG